ATACGCTGATTTGACGCAAGAACAGGTGTTGGGTTGGTGTTGGGCTAATGGCGTTGACCAGACCGCTACAGAAGCGTCTGTGCAAGCGTCAATTGATAACCAAATCAATCCACCAATCATTCAGCCGCCCCTGCCTTGGGCAACCCCAACAGTTTAACGGGAAGCCACCAGCCGATTTTGGTGGCACATTAAAAGGAAAGCAAAATGAGCAACAACACAAAAACCTCATTGAGCATTGATGGCGTGGAATACTTCTTTGAAGATATGACACAAGAACAGCAAGCATTGATTTCTCATGTTTCTGATTTGGACAAAAAATTAGCGTCTGCTAGATTCAATGTCGAACAGTTGCAAGTAGGTCGCGATGCTTTCTTTTCTATGCTAAAAAGCAAACTTGAAGTTTCAGATGTAGAGGCAAAATAATGGAACAGCACACCGCAGAAGCCGCAACAGCATTGGCGACTAAAGCATCATCTGTAGCAACCTATGGTGGCGCGGGTAGTGCCATATTCTTTGGCTTAACGGCTAATGAATTTGGTGCGCTTTGCGGTGTGGCAATTGGTTTCATTGGTTTAGTTGCAAATATTTACTTTAAGCATCAACATCTGAAGTTGGCGCGTAAAGAAGCGGGATATGACTAAATGGTTTGCCGTGTTGCTCATCGCCATCGTGTTTTGGGCAACAGCACAAACCAAATGTTTGATAAGTGATTTTTATGGGCTATCTAATTTGCACAACCCATCAGAGAGGCATCAGCGTCTGTCTGAATGGTTAACAACAAATGGTGACAGTTGCAGTTCAGAACAGTTAGTAAGTATTTGGAACAACCTTGCGATGTGGGCAGGGGTCGCGGATAGCGGTGAGATAAGACAGAAAATTTTGTTTTACTACGCGAGGGCGATTGAAAGGGAAAAAAAGTGATTACCTTAGACAAATGGTATCCACTCGTTCAACCTACACACACAGCGACACAATTGGCTTTTGATAAAGCAGTTGAAAAGGTGCAAGAAGAATATCACTATGCAGTTGTGGCTAACAAACTAGAATTGAAGACGCTTGAAATGGAAGTTGAACTGTACGACAAGCGTGGCAGACAAAACACGATAGAACTTGGTTCGTTTGAGAATCGCAGACGCTTTCAAATTTTTGTGTGAGGATGTATGGATAAACCAATACGCAGACCCAAACAACCTGTGCCTGACACAAAAGACAAACTGACGCTGTGGGTGACGCTAATGGTTAGCACCACACTTTGCATTTCTGTTTTGTCTATGGTGTTTGCTTTTATGCTTGGTCTATGGGCAAAAGAAGTAGACAACGCTGAAATCTTTAAGATGATTAGCCCTGCGTTTAGCACATTGATTGGCGGCATGATTGGGTTCTTGTCAGGCATCAAACTTATGCAGAATGAAGATAGCAAAAAGGAATCAAAATGATTGGATTAGATGCACTTTTAAATGTTGGTGGTAAGTTAATCGACAAACTTATTCCTGACCCTGAAGCCAAAGCCAAGGCGCAGTTAGAACTTCAGAAGATGGCGCAAGATGGTGAATTGGCTAAGATGGCTAATGAAACCAAACTTTATGAGACTGAGCAAAACAACCTTACACAGCGCGTTCAGGCAGACATGGCTAGTGACTCATGGATGAGCAAAAATATTCGCCCTATGACGCTTATATTCCTGTTAGTTGCCTATTCTGGGTTCGCTATTGCATCCATCTTTGAATACGAAACCCGCGGTGCTTATGTTGAACTGCTTGGGCAATGGGGAATGTTAGTAATGTCTTTTTATTTTGGTGGTAGAACTATGGAAAAAATCGCAGACAGGATTAAGAAATGAACTTAACACCACACTTCACACTTGAAGAACTTACACACACAGACCACCGAACCTTGGACAACACCCCAAATGAAACTGAACTTGCAAACATTCAAAGACTGGCTGAATTCCTTGAAGAACTCAAAACCCTTCTTGGCGGTAAACCAATTATGGTCAACTCTGCGTTCAGGTCGAAAGCCGTGAATGATGCGGTTGGAAGCAAAGATTCGTCACAACATAGGACAGGAAATGCGGCAGACATCCGCGTTCCATCAATGACCCCTGATGAAGTGGTTAAGGCAGTCATTGCATCTGACTTAGGTTATGACCAAGTGATTCGTGAGTTTGACAGATGGACGCACATAAGCATTCCAAATGAAGCATCACGCGCACCCCGCAAGCAAGCCCTGATTATTGATAAACAAGGCACTCGCGTCTACGCTTAAACTTCTTTGACAAAGATGCCTTCTTTTGTCAGGTAGCCTTTGCGGTCTTTTATTTCTTCGTAAGCGCCTTTAAAGCACTCTACAAGGTCTAAATCCGCACAGGCGCAACCCATGACAAGGGTAACAAGAATGTCGCCATAGGCATCTGCCATTTCAGTGCGGTTGCCATTCTGGATTGCTTCAAACAATTCGTTCAGTTCTTCTTGGGTTTTCTTTGCCTGCGCGTGGGCTGTGCTGTTCTGCACAATGCCGCGGGCTTCACCCCATTGGATAACCTTCATTTCCACATTTGCGTAACTCATATTGTTTCCCTGTTAAATCGTGAATTCATCACTTGTTCTAAATCGAAATGTTCTTTGTAGCATTCGCTAAAGTAAACTTGCCGTTCACTAAAGCCTACTAGCATTCTGTCAAACACAAACGCTTTCTTGGGCAGTTGCATTTGACCTTTCATGTACTTAACTGCTTTGTTCGTAACGCGCCAAAGCCCTGAACCTTTTACATCTTTATTATCGTTTGGGTAGTTCTCAATCAAACCCCAATAGCGCAAGTTAGTAAAACTTTTTGCACGCATGAATTCGCGTGGTGCTTGTGTTGGTGTGTGAACCCAACCATCTTTGTCGCCATTGATGAAAAGCCACACCAAGAACTTTGCATCTGTCTTGGTGATTGAATAGCCGTTGTACTTTCCAAAGCGCTTACAGCATGGGCATTCAGCGCCTTCGCCTTCTAATTTCTTTTGGTAGTCAGAACGCAACTTGTGCAGAATATCTGTTTCAAACAAATCAAACATTTTGTAGTGTCCTATAAGGTGGGGGTACTTGCTGTGTTTGGGGTGGATTTGATACCACCGATTCAACTTGTGGTTTCTTATGTTCACCACATTCTCAGCATCCGCTTTCCCCCCGTTTTATTTATAAATTGGTTCGTTGTTCTTATACCATTCTTTATGGCATTTTTCACACAACCACCTTACATCCATTGGTTTTGTGTAGTCATCATGGTGACCTTCAATGTTTATTGTTGAACTACAAACAGAACAATTTTTTTCAGCAATAAGTTTTTTGTCTCGAATAGCATTGTTAACAATAATATGCGCGGCATACCTCATAGGATGTTTTGCTTTATATGTTTGCGTTGCTTTCTTTTTTGCTAATTTGCCTTGTTCTGTTTGCGCATAATCTTTTTTTGCTTGAACCCTATGTGGATTTTTAGATCGCTTTTTATCGTATTCACGGATGGCATCAATGTTTGCTTGCCTGTGTTTAGTAACTCTACTTTTTACACAAGCAATACATTTGTTTAAATGACCATCAAACATTTTTGGATGTTTATAAAATTCATCAAAAGATTTTTCTATTTGGCAATCTCGGCATACCTTCATAATTCCCCCTTAAAATGGTACGCCAAGATTATACCATTCTAAAAGGGCGCGTCATCCTCAAACTGTGGTGCGGATTGGCGTTGCGGTGCGCGTGGCTCAAGTGGTGGTTTAGCACTTAACCAACCATCCCAATTTACAGGAATGTTATCAATCTTCAGGCTAATGCCTTGCCCCTTATCCCACAGCGTACCAATCTTGGCAAAGCGCTTCTTAGGATTGCCTTGGGCATCTGTGTATTCGCCTACTACAGCGATAAGGTCTAATTTAGTTGACATGGTTCAATCTTTCGTTCAGTTTACTAATTTTGATATTTAATTCGGTCAAGAATTTAACTACTTCTTCTGCAAGCATTTCTGCATATTCCGCATCGTATTCAACACGCTTAACAAACAGTTGCAACCCTTCTGGCAATCGTGGGTCAAACGATACGAAATCACACCATTCACGCCTTGTGCAAGCCATCTGCCATTGCATTTGCGTGATGTACTTTGTAGGCACTTGTTCACTAATCAATGTGTCAATGTGCGTGGCAGTATTTGGGCATTTAATTTCCAGTAATCCATACGCACCAACCAAGCCATCAGGCGATGCCCCTGCGCGTTCAATGATTGGGTGTGGCACATACCCTGTTTGGTCAACCAACACATCTGCGGCAGATTCATAAGCCGCACGCGCAAATGGTTCTGTATCAGTTCCCCAAGCCATCGCAGAACTGCTAAACGATTCTGCAACTGTGCCTGTCATGCGTTCGCAAATAAGTTGTGCCATGTAGTTATCGCGTGATGCTGAATAACCGCTTTTGGTTTTGGCAATGACATCAGCAACGCGTGATGCTGTGACATTACCTAATCGTGCGGCAAACCATTCAGGCGTGCCTTGTTCAACTTTTTCAATCATTAGACACCCCAAATTCATCTGCAAGATAACGGGCTAATTGTTCATCTGGGTATTGCGAATCATAGAACTTTGCAATTTTCATTGCTGAATTCAAATCAAGTTCTTTTACGATGTATTTAAGCAATCCACAAATGATTACT